CGGCCGAGAAGCCCGTCAGGTCACCCGTGCCGGCCGCCGAGCCGGTGCCGGTGGCGATGGCCGCGCCCGTGCCGCTGGTGGCACCGACGCCAGCCGCCGCGCCCGTGGCCGTGCCGGTGGCCGAGGCGATGCCGCTGGTGGCCCCGACGCCAGCCGCCGAGCCCGTGGCAACGGCGATCGCCGAGCCGGTGCCGCTGGTGGCGCCCGTGCCCGTGGCGGCGCCGGTCGTGGCGGCGGTGGACGAGCCCACCCCGGTGGCCACGCCCGTGCCAGTCGAGGCGCCCGTGGCGGTGCCGGTGGCGGTGCCAGCGGCCGAGGTGTCGCCCGTGCCGCTGGCCGTGCCTGTCGTCGCCGCCGTCGAGGCACCCGCGCCCGAGGTGGCGCCCGTGCCTGTCGCCGCGCCCGTCGCGACGGTGGTAGCCGAGCCGACGCCCGAGGTGGCGCCCGTGCCCGTGGCCGCGCCGGTCGTGGCGGCGATGGACGAGCCGACGCCTGTCGCGGTGCCGGTGCCGGTCGAGACGCCGGTCGGCGCGACCGCGTGACCGTCAGCGGCGCCCGTGCCGCTGGCCGCGCCGTCGCTGGATGCGAAAGCATTTCCGATGCCGCTGGACGATCCGGTCCCGGTCGCGCTGCCCGTCGTCTCGGCGGTCGCCGAGCCGACGCCGCTGGTGGCACCCGTGCCGGTGGCCGCGCCGGTCGCGGTGCCGAATGCCGCGCCGACGCCCGAGGTGGCACCCGTGCCCGTCGCGCTGCCCGTGGCCGTGCCGATCGCCGCGCCAACGCCGCTGGTAGCACCAGTGCCCGTGGCCGCGCCGGTCGCCTCGGTGGTCGCCGAGCCGATGCCGCTGGTCGCCCCGGTCCCGGTCGCGCTGCCCGTGGCGGCTGCGGTCGAGGCACCGACGCCGCTGGTGGCGCCCGTCCCCGTGGCGCTGCCCGTGCCGGTCGTGTTGGCGACGGCGAGCCCTAGGCCGAGCCAGTGGAAGACTGACTTGAAGCCCATCGGGCCGACCACGGCCACGCCCGACGTGGCGCCCGTGCCGGTGGAAGCGCCAGCGGCGATGCCAAAGGCCGCGCCGATGCCGCTGGTGGCGCCCGTACCTGTCGCGGCGCCGCCAACCCCGGTGCCGATCGCCGCGCCGACGCCGCTGGTGGCGCCAGTGCCCGCCGCCCCGCCGCCCGTGCCGCTGGCGACCTTCTGCACGGTGATCGTCGGCGCGACGGTGGCGGTAATCGCGGTGCCGCTGACCGCCACCACCTTCAGCGAGATCGTGTCACCGTTGGCGACATCGGCGCTGGTGATCTGAATGCCGAACTCGTACTCGGTGCTGCTGCTGGCCGACAGATCGACGCTGGTCGTGGTCGTGCCGGTCTCGTCATAAACGCCGTTGATGAACGTGCCGGTGCCGGTGAGTTGCCGCGAGGTGATCGCAGCCTCGTCCGCCGAGGACGAGGCGGTGCTGATCGAGACGACGTTGGCCGACGAAGTCGTTACGTCCGCGAACGCTCCGCCGTTCTTGTTCGCCTGGAGCTTGACCGTGTGCGCGGCGGGATTACCGCCGGCCGTCTCCTGGATCGTGAAGCGGACACGGAACGGCGTCTCGGTCTTCTGCGTCCAGGCGGTGTTGACCGCGACGATAAAGGTCGCGGCGGTATTGACCGCGTCGGTGTCCGACCGGGGCCGATATTGTGATTGCGAGAGGACAGCCGTCGTCATTTGTTCGGCCCCCTCTCGCGCGCATCGTAAGAGCTACGCGGCGGCAGGCGTGGGTCCTGGTTGGCCTGTTCGTAGATCGCCCAGAACACACCGGGCGGCACATGCCGCCCGCGCAACCTTATCTTCAGCGCGCCGGGTCTGTCGAGGTAATCGGAAAGCCCTTCGCGATCAACGCTGATCCACTCGCCCTGGTCGCCGAACTGCGTTTCCCAAATGTAATAATCCGTGCCGTGCCAGATCATCCGCCCGTGGTCGGCGGAGTAGGCGGCGACGCACAACACATCAGCGCGCGGTGCCTCGGCTGGTCCGCCATCACGATCCGTGAAGCTGCTGCCGTCCGCGTACCAGACGATCCAGCGGTGGTTATGGTCCCGCTGGGTCAATGGCGGTCACCGGGTCGGCGCCCGCCGTGGTCGTTACGGCGGCGGTCCACGAAGACGTGCTGTCGTCCTCCTTGGTGACGGTCATCGTGCCGGCCGCGACGGACACCTTGTTACGCAAAGCGCGCAAAGCCTGCCGCACGGTGCGGACGGTGGTCGAGCCGCTGTCGGTGCCGGTCGCCATGTCGCGGTTGAGGATCGCGTCGGCGAGGTCCGCGCCGTCGCCTGGAATGGAGGTGCCTACCTGCCATTTGAGGTCGGTCGGGTCCGCGCCCGTGGCGGTGATGTGCACCTGTAGTTCGCCAACCGTATCGGTGTGGCCGCTGGTCAGCGCGAGCTTGTACACGCCCTTGACGTTGGTCGCGTCCAGTTCCGTGACGGTCGGCGTGATCGCGGCCGGCGTGCCCGCCGCCTTGGTCGCGTAGATCGTCAGGCCGGCGGACAGGCCGGTCTTGCCGGTGACATGATCCGAGGTGTCGATCATCAGGATCGTGATGTTGACCGCCGTGGATTGTTTCAGAAAGCCTTCCATCAGGCGGCCCTCGATCCGATGCGTTGACCCAGGGTACGGCGGTGAAGCACTGACGGCAGAGAGTTCAAGCCGAACGAACGCGTCGGGTTAACGCCCGCGAAGGGTTGGACGTAGAGCCGGCTGGCTTCCGCGGCGGATAAAGCGCGACTATAGGCGCGCACGTGGTCTATTGATCCGGCGATTAAAGGGCTGCTGAACGCGGTCGCGTCTCCAATAGAGATCACTCCAGAACCCGAGTATTGCCCCGTGAGTGTTTGTTGTTGCTTGATGATGCCGTTAACGTACACGTTGAGGGCGAGGTTGGTCGAGTTGAAGGAGCTTACGATTTGAGTCCATACTCCTGCTGTCACCAGACCTGACGACGAGTCTACGCCGTCTCCGTAGTGTTCAGCGCGAACAGTTCCATTTGAGCCAACAAGGGTAATTCCAATTACCGCGTCCGTAGCGGCCGGAAAACCTTGCGCCACCAGAATATCCTGAGACGGCAAGGTTGGTACGTTGAACCACACCACGAACGAATAAGATGAGGACGCTGGTATCGCGTTGGTGACGGCTGTCGTTACGCCTCCCGGAACGCCACTAAACGAAAGTGCCGGCCCAGATTTCCCTCTGTTCCACGTAACGCCGGCGGACAGAGTCCCGAGGTTGATCCCCGACAGGTCTCGAACAGTTCCCCCTCCGCCCTCGTTCAGCAGCCAAAAACCCACCAAGCCCCTCGAAAGCGGGTGCGAGCGGTTTAAGGACGCCCCGAGTGGCGGCTTGAAATTAAGCGATCCCATTCACGTGACCGTCTTGTTGACGGGCATCACCTCGACCACGCAGCCGGTCGAGAGCGCCGCGCCTGAGAAGTTCACGATGATGATCAGGAAGCCTTGCGGCATCGAGTCGCCCACGGCGTTCGACAGGTTAAACACGCCCTGACAAATCTGCTGCTGCGTGGTGTAGTTGAGCACGCCGACCAGCCGGAGATCGTTCGGGTTGGCGATCGTGTAGGCCGCGTCCGCGCTGGTCGGCAGCGTGGTCGTGCCGCCGTCCGAGTAACGGAACGTGCCGCCGTTGTCCTTGTGCGCGGGCGCCACGTAGACGTACATCGCCTTGTCGTTGGCGGGCGCGGTGTTGGCGGTCACCAGACTGACGTAAATCTCGTAGTCCAACGCGAGCGCGCTGGTGTTGTCCACCAGCACCGACTTCCAACCGGCCGTCGCTGACGACGCGAGGCTTTGCAGCGCGGTCACCGCCATGACGGTGCGGGCGCCGTAGAGCGTGCTGACCGTCGCCATCAGGCGGTCCCCGCCACGGTCCAGGTCGAGGTGTCATCCCAGAACGTGCCGTACCGCTGCGTCGGATTACGCGCGGTCACCTCGGCCTGAAAGTTGTTCCAGCGCGTGATCAGCGCCGCCTGGATTTGCGCGATGGTCGTGCCGGCCGGCACGTGCGCCACGTCCACCCGTTCGGTGAACACCCCGGCGCGAAGGTCGGCGAGTTCCGGCACCGAGATGTCCCGCCACGCGCTGGTCAGCGTGGCGTTGGCGTAGGCGGACACGCGAGCGGCGGGCACCACCGCCCAGAGCGCGTATCGAAACGAGTTGTCGGAGGGCTCATCCACCCGGTCGAGGATGATGATCCGTTTCGCCATCAGGCTTTCTCCCGTGCGATCATCATCCGGCGCTTGATTTCGGGCGCCTCAGTGGCGATGTCCACGCCGGCCTTCAACGCGCCGGTCACCGCGTCTTCCATCGCCTCGCGGATGATCAGCGCCTGCTTACGGCGGCGCTCCGGCGCGATGATCGAGATGCCCACGGCGTAGGCGATACGCCCGGTCTGCCGCTCGGCCAGCCACGCCTCACTGTAGGCGCGCTTTTCCTCCGGCAGCGTTTTCATGCCGGCGCGAGCCATGTGCATCGTCGTCAGCGTCTCATCGTCCGTCGCCGGCTGCGGTAGATGTGGCGACACGTGCCGCCACAGTCGCCGCATTAGTTTCACGTCCAGATCGAGAAGGCACTGGCGAAACGCGCTGTCGTAGTTCGTTTCACTCATGCGAAAGCATTTCTCAATCGAGGGTGATGGTGGTCGCCGTCGAGATGCGTGGCGTCACGCCGTTGCCGCTGACGATGTTGGGCGTGAGAGTGCCCGACCAGAGGATCGCGGTGGCACCGCCCCCGGTCTTGCCGGTCGAGAAGTGGGTGATGGTGCCGGACCCGCCAGTGCCGGCCGGGAAGTCGATGTTGGCCACCGGGCTGACCGAGCCGCCGGTAACCGTCCAGCCGCCGGACGTGCGCGCCACGTTGACACGAGCGTACGAGGTGTAGGCGGACTCGGAGGTGGTCATGGTGCCCGCGTCGGCGGGATCGGCGGTATGCAGGCCCACGTGGATGTTGGTCTGCGGCGAGGAAGCCGCGTTGTCCGCGTAGTTGCCCCAGGCGGTCGCGTTGAACACCAGGGCCATGATTGCCGTCTCGGTGGTGTCGGAAATGGACATGCGATCGGTCTTTCCTTGCTACGGTTTCGGTCCTAGCACGAGGGCCAGGGGATGGCCAGCACGGATCACACCGAGTCGGGGAACGGCGCGACAGGCGGCGTGAAGGCTCCGCCGTACGGGCAGAAGCCTTTGTAGACGCGCACCTCGGTGAGCCTGCCGGGAAAGCCCCGGTTGAAATTGCCGTCGTTGCCGACAAACAGATGCCGGGTCGAAGCGAACAACGTGGCGGCGACCGTCGCCGAAGCAATGACCACCCCGTCAGCGTAGACGCGCAGCACGTTGGAGGCGTCGCGATCGGCGGCGAGGTGTATCCATTGGTTGAGCGACGGCGTGTAAGACGCGCCGACGTGATTGTTGGTCGTGCCGTTCGTCGTGTAGTAAAACGCCAATTCGCCCAACACCTGACCGAAGTCCCAGCCCAGGTTCGTGCTGGAAGCGTAATTGCCGGCGACAACGTAAATGCTACCGGCCGAAGGGCTGCTGGTGAAGTAGACCCAGGCTTCGACACCGAACTGGCCGGCACCAAACTGGAAGTTAGCGACGGTCGCGCCCGCGTCGATACGCGTGGAGCCCAGCGATGTGAACTGTGCCGATCCAGAGAACTTCGGCAGCAGATTGGATACCGTGGCCCCGGTCGCGGTCAGCGTGTTCGCCGACGAGGATTTGTCGGTGAAGGTGGTGGACCCATCCGCGCCCCTGGCGTGGATCAGCAACGTGGTGCTGGCGAAATTCGGATCGCGCGAGACGCCGTACGCCGCGCCGACGCCTTCCGCCATGGACTGGCGATAGCCGGTCGCCTCTCCCACGCCGCTCGCCTCGCCGCGCACCGCGTACGCTCCGGTGCCTGTCGCCGTGCCGCGCCCGAGCGCGCTGCCCGCGTTGCCGGTGTCGGCGGTGAACGCATCGGTGACGCTGATCCAGTTGTACATGAAAAGACTGGGATCGAAGCTGAACGGCTGTTCATAATTGCGCGCGGTATCGTTACGGTAGATCGCCTTGATGTTAGCGTAGTTGTGCCCGCCCTGGTTCTCGACAGTGACGATGTGGGTTTGGCCTTCGGCGCCGGCCGTGGTGTCGCCGTCCAACCCGAAGTTGCTGGACGCCGCGATCATGAACACGAAATCGCCGCTGGCCCCGCCTTTGGCGGTGGAGAACGTGCTGAACGGACGGTCAACCGTTTCGTCATAGTTAAAGTTCGTGACCGGCAGGATCGCGTGCGGGTCAAACGGCGTCGCGAGCGAAAGCGTTTCGCTAACACCGAACCACAGGCAGGCCGCGTCATCGAACGTCGTGTCCGACGTGGCGGTGATCACCGAGCCGGTGAGAATAAAGGGAGCCGGTGCCGTCCACACTTCCAGCGTGGCCGAGACATCGTGAAGTTCAACCGACACAGAAGTCTGGCGCGAACGCCGGGTCCATGTCAGCCCACCGCCGCTGACCGTGAAGGTCGGCGGAGTGATCGTCGCGTCATCAACCTCGGCGTAAGCGGCGAACACGATAATTTCGTTTGTCCGGCTGCTGGAAATCGTGGAACTAACCGTGGTGGTTTCGCTGGCTATTCCCGTGCCGGACAGATCGAGACGGGGCAGCAGAAGCCGGACGCCGGTCGCCGCGCCCACGCCGGTCGCCGCGCCGGTCGCCGGCACGATACCGATGATCAGGCCATCCGCGTGCGCCGTGCTGGTGCCAGAGGCGGTGCCGGTGACCCGCTTTGTATAGCCACTGGCGGTTACCGACGTGCCGTGGCCGGCGGCGAGCCCGGTGCCCCGCAGCGTGCCGGTCGAAACCTGCGTCCCGGCGGTAGCGCCAATGCCGGCGGCGTTGCCGACCATGGTGATGAAGCCCAGGGCGTTGCTGATGCCGCTGGTGGCGCCGACGCCTATCGCCGAGCCAACCGCCGGCACGCGCTGGCCGCCAACCCCGACCGCCGAACCCACGGCGCTGATCGTGCCGAGCGACACCGAGAGGCCCGACGAGGCGCCTGCGCCGGCCGCCGAGCCGATGCCTGACGAAACGCTTTCGCAAACACCGAGCGCGACGCCGACGCCAACGGCGAACCCGAGCATCACATCGGGTTCGAGATAAGCGATCCTGATGCTGTACTCGTTCAGGCTGAATTGACCGCTCCGTTCCGCGTAAAACACGAACGTCAGCAACACCGGATCAGGCCCAATGGCGTTTTCGGTCGTGTCGTACGTGTAGCTTGTGCCGGTGATGCCCGTGTGATCGCGGATCATCGTGTTGGCGACGGTGTCCCAGACCTCGACGGTGTAGGTGGTGCTCGCCTCGGGCGCGACCGAGCCATCGCCGTGCGCCACGAACTGATCGAACTGCACCAGTCGATTGCGTTCCGCCCAGGTGAAATCCACGTCGCCGCTCGCGGCGCGCACGGTGTCACTGATCGCCGGCAGGCCGTTGACCCGGATGTCGCCCATGACATACGGCAGGAAATGACGCGCGACGATCGTCACGTCTTCCTGCGCGGTCGGCACGCTCAGGTCGGTGGCGTTGCGGTTTCGTATCGTCACCCCGACCGTCTCGCCCAGCGCGTACGCGAGCGTGTGCGCTGACTTGAGAACGTTGTCGAAGAAGATCGTCGAGCCCGCCGCGTGTCGCTGCGGGATGGTATCGACACCACCGCGCGAGATGTTGAACGTGCCGGTCGTCAGGTCGATGTAATCGACGCGAACGATCTCGTCGTCGATCACCGCCGACTGGCCGACCACGACATCGGCGAGATCGACACCGCTGGCGAGGAACATATTTACATCGTAATAACCCATCGCCTGGGCGAGCACGCCGACGGGCGCGAATACGCCACCCGACAGGCTCTCGGTGCCGCCCGTTGGCGTGGCGCTGAGCACGATCGACTTGCTGGTCTGCGTGGGCCTGCCGGCCGAGGCGATGATCCCGCCCTCATCATCGGCCACCTGATCGAAGTCGGTGGTGGTCAGGCCGCGCGTCATGTCGAAGTAGCTCGCCTCGCGCACCGCGTCGCGCGTGATCGGCGCCGCGTCCGTGGTCTGCCCGACCGTGGAGGTGTTCTCCACCGCCGTCGTGTAGACCGTGGACGGCAGGCCAAACACGTCTTGCAGGCAGTCCATCGTGATCGTGCCGTCCAGCATGGTGCCGTCGTCGTACGTGGCGACGCGCAGGATCGTGCTGGCGATGCCCTTGTCCGGCGCGCTGATGCGGATCACGCCGCCCGGCTGAATGCGCCATGCGCGCCGGTCGAACTTGCACTTAAATCGTTTCAGCCCCGCCGAGCCGATGTTGAGTTCGCGCAACGCGCACCGCTGCGCCAGATCGGAGTTGGGCACCCCTGGATACTCGCGCGTGACCGAGATCGGAAAGCCCAGCGATTGCATCGAGGCGAGGTTGTGCACGCGGTTCTGGCGCGGCTCGTCGTCAACCGGATCGTGCCACTTCACCACGACCTCGTTCGCCAGCACCAGGGATGATCCGGTTTCCTCGGTGTCCACCGAAAGCAAGCCGCTGCTGTAGTCGAACGTCGGCACGTCGGCGCGGTTGTAGTCATCGCGGATCAGCCGCAGCGTCATCAGCCCGGTGCCGCGATCGGTGTACAACACGCCGCCGATATGATCGATGATCTGCTGGATGAAATCGTTGATGTCGCCGTCTTTCGACCAGCGCAGGCAGAGGCCAAACGTTTCGTTGTAAAGATAATTCGCCGCGTAGGTCCACGCGGCGTCATCCATCTCCGCGCGGTCCATCCCCCGGCCCCACGACTTGTTCGTGAGGCACTGGTAGAGCATGTGCGCGCCGTTCATGGCGACGACGACGCGGTCAGTCCCCGCGTCGTACCAGATGCGCGCCTTGTCGGGATACCAGCACCCCTCCGGCCCCCAGCCTTCGATGGCCCGGCGCGTCCGTATCTTCCAGACTTTGGGGTACGGGTTGTTGGAACAGATCAGGCCCGAGAAGAATAGCGACGTAACCCCAATGAAATTGGAGATGTCGGAAACCTGCTCGGCGCGGCCGCCCTGGTCGTTGGTGGCGATACCGCCCTCGAAGGTCCAGTTAACGCCGCCAGCCGTGCGTGCTATGCTCTGCTTGATTTCGTCGGGCACGATCTGATCGTCGGCGCCCATGAGCACGGTCAGCTTGCCGTTGATGCCGCCTTCGCCGCCATCGCCGCCGAACAAATCGGGCTTGATAATGTTGACCGTGGCGTTGCCGCGCACGTCACCGCCCCAAGCCAGCACGTCGCCGACGCGGATCGCCACCAACTGATCGATGGCGCCCCGGCAAATCCCCATGAGGATGTCGAAGAAATACCGATGGCCGGTGACCTGGGAGCTACCGCCTCCGCCCTTACCCACTGGCTGCTTCCCTTCGCGCGACCGCGACCACGCGCGCCGCGAAGGGATCGCCCGTGTCGGTCAGCACACGCGCCGGGATGCCGCTGGTCAGGAAGCCGGTCCAGTCGATGCCATGCACGCCGCACCACGTCCTGGCGCCTCGGCTGCACAAGCCGGCGGCGCGCACGTGGCGCATCTCGATGCGTGGTTCCGAAAGGCTTTCGCTCACTTCTTCCCGCCGCCGCTGGAGGTCTGGATCGGCTCGGTTCGCATGTTGCCATACCATATCACTTGCCAGTCAGGCGTCCAGCAATCGCCGAACACGATGGACTGCGGCGTGCCTTCGTCGGGGATCGGGAACTGGAAATCCTTGAACAGCGCCGGCTTGGCCGGGTCGGGCTGCTTCGGCTTCGGCGTGATCAGCGCGGTGATCACGTACGAGATGATCAGCAGCGCGATGGCGTAGACGAAGTTCATTAGAAGATCAATCTCCCGTCGAAAGGACTCTTGCCGCTCATCATGCCGAACCCGCCATACCTGCCGATGTTGTTGAAGCGCCGGCAGGCGGCGGGATCACGCTGGCATCCGGGATACATCACCGCCGCCATCCCTTCGACCATGCCGTCGGTCTGCCCGATGATCGTGACGTTGCCGTTGCCGTCGTCGGTAAGGATCGCGCGGCGCTCGAAATACTCGGCGACCGGACGCCATTCGACAAAGCCGTTGGCGAACCGGCCGGGCCACACGTTGGGGTTTTGCTGACCGAACTGCACGTGAGTAAACCCGTTGCTGGTCAGGTTGATGATCACAACGGGCTCCGCCCAGTCGCATTTGTCCACGCCGCAGTCCCCGTCGTAGAGCGCGTAGGGACAGCCGCGCGTCCAGCCGAGGCGGAGACCTTTCTTGTTGAGGAACGCGGTCTGCGTGTTGCACACGACTTCCGAAACGACCTCATCCTTGTATTTCACCGAGGCGACGTAGCCGACCCACATGATCGGCGCGACCGTGTCGCCGTACTGCAGTTGTCGCACGACCAGCTTGATCGGGTCGGACGGAGGCGTGCCGCGGAACATCTGCACGATCGACAGCGAGGACGACAGAGTGACAACGAAATCGTCGGTCACCGCCTCGCTCTTTTGCTTCAGCCCGTCGTCGCTGATCGAGGTGCAGCGGTAGGTCTGGCCGGCGTAGTCCACGTCACGGTCGCCCGTGTTGTACCGCCACACGGCGTCACCGCGCGAGAAGCGGTACAGCCGCACGTCCTGGCCGGTGTAGGTGCCGATCTCCGCGAGATCGAATGATGTGCCTGACATTAAGCCTGCCCCGCTGATCCGCCTTCACTGCCCGCGTCAGGACTACCATCATTACCCTGGCCGCTGCCACCATCGCCGCCGTCCTGACTGCCCACGTCAGGCCCGGACAGATAGATCAAAGCCGGGTCCGGCAGCACGCCAAATGACGCGTCCACGGGCGGCGGGTTTATCGCGATGCCGTCGATCTGCACATACGAGCCGTTGAAGATGTCCAGGCTGTAGACATCCGCCACACGGCCAAGCCTTATTTCCTTGAACGTGGTGGTCATCGTGGCCGCGCCGCTGGCCTCGGTGTGGTGCAGAATTTCCACGTCATCCTGGTCCTGTCGGCTCATGGTCATGAAACACATGCGCGAGACCAGGGACGTGCCCAGCGGGCGGCCCGGCGATCCGGTGAAGGTGATCAGTTCCTCGTCGTCATCGACCACCTCAATCGAGGCGACATCGAGCACGCCGATTGTTCCATCCTTGAACCAAATCATCAGCAGTCGCCGACCGTCGTCGAGATCGAAATCGGCATAGCCCGAACGCCGTACGCTCATCGTCGTGCCGGCGCCGTCGTTGAAGGTGAACGGCATCATCTCCACGTCGCGGAAGAACGTCGGCACGTAGAGCGGCTTCAGCCGGCCTTCCAGCCAATAGAGCAGGCCGCGCAGCGCCACCAGTTCGGCCCGACCGCGCACCAAATAGCTGAACTGCTGTATCTCAAACGGCACCCCCGCGAGGTCTCGGCGCAGCGGCACGCGTGCCGTCTCGTTGTCGAACTCGGCCAGCAGCCGCGTGTATTCCGTGGTCAGGTCTTCCGCTTCGTTCGGCAACAAGGTGAGCCCCGGCGCGTCGAACACCGTTGGCGGCGTCACCCCGGTGAAGTCGTTGGGCTCCGTGGTCTCGAAGGTCAGCGTTACCTGATAAGCGTCATCGCCTCGACGGTTGCCGCGCTGGGTGCTGATCAGGCGGCACCGCTTGGTCAGGTAAACAGCGGTGCCTGTTGGCCACGCTCGGGCAAGGTTATCGGTCAATGTGATACCGTCCGCGTTGACCGAGGCGACCGTCGCCGTCTCCGTGATGAACGGTGTGGCGCCGATCAGCATGATCGTGTCTTGCGAAAGCATTTCGCCAACATCAGCGCCGACGCAGTACAGCGCGGTGTCGCCAATGCTTGCCGGCAGGTTAAGGAAAGTCTTTTCCCACCAGAGCGGCGTGTGGAAATACCCCGCCCCCGGCCCGCGCATATACGCGTCGTACAGCCGCCGCTCCGCGCCGAACAAGGTGAAGGCCGCCTCGATCTGCCGGCGCGGTGCGTTGCGCAGACGGCGTCGCTGCTCGATGCCGGTCTGCGACGGCAGCACGTCGGTCTTCCACGAAAGTCTTTCGGTAACACCATTGGCCCAGTCGGGCTGTAAGGCCCAGGGCACGACATCAGCCACGACTGGCTCGGGCACCGCCACATTGAGCGGGGAGGGCGGGACACAAACGCCCTCGAAACCAGAGACCTCCGCGTCCGGGACGGCGATGCGACCGACAATGAACACGGAGGTCGAGAGATACTGCGAAGTAGAGGCACCGACGCCAAAATTGGAGGCGAGCCCGGTTTGCCAATCAACGTCCAGTCCAGTATCGAAAAATCCATCTATTCGGTTGTCGTACGCGGCGAACCACACCTCGGTGCACACGGGACTGGCGCCACTGCCGACCAAGGCATCGCCTATGTACACCAACGAACTAACCCCGCCAGTCAAATGGACTGTCGTGCTGGACGGGCCGGTATCGGTATGAAAAGTCAGATCGGCAGGCTCCACGGACGCGAGCGTCGCCGGCAGCGACGGGTTGGTATCCCAAGGAAATCGCGGATCAAAACAATCCTTTACGAACATGAAAGAAACCAAAGCCTTATAGACCGGCGCGTCCAATTGAACGAGCAAAGTCTCGGCCGCGAGCGGCGTGGTAACTGGCGCCCACCACACTTCAATACGTTGTTCACCCGGAACACTACTGTATGCACCGACAACAATTTCCCCCTCGACGAAAGAGCGTCGTGTGAACTCCAAACTTCCGCACGTTATCGAGTCCACCTTGGGCAAAAACCCGCCGGTGGAGGCCGCCCAGCCTGAACCCGGCCCAGATGTGCTCTCACGAGTCGAGACAACTTCAATCAGCAACACATCGCCGACGTGGGGATCGGTCACGGGACCACAATTCAACAACCCGCCGCCCAAAAGGGAATGGTCGAAAACAAAACTTCCGAAGTTCCCGTGAAAAGGACTGGGATCACCATCGACTTGGCGAGTGGTTGGCGCGGTCACGACTTTTACCTTGAGTTCAGGATGCCGCGCACGGCACCAGAGTTGTTCTTGATGTGCGTCAGCACGACCTTCTCGCCATGCGCGCCGGCCAGCGCCGCGCTGACCTGAGACGGGTCCATGACAAGCACCTGACGGATCGTCGGCATCATCGGCGCCGCCTGCTTGCCTCCCATGTTGTTACGGTGCCGTGCGTCGCCCTTGGTCAGCACTTCCTCGCCGTTCTGGAGGATCGTCGGCACGTCATCGCTCGCCAGCCCGACCAGCCCGCCGCCGTGGAGCCTACGTGCGCCAATGAACACCGCCGGGTCAACCATGCGCGACATCGTGGTCGATCCGACGATCCCTCCCGCGTGCACGGCTGGAGCGCCAGCGGCGGCGGCACCAGCCTTGAACAGACCGGCGATGAAACTCCCGGTACTGCTGGCGATGCCGCTCAGACCGCCCGCCGCCTTGACGGCGTTCAACAGTTCTTCCTTGATAATGATCAGCGCGAGGTCTTTCAGCACCCCGGCCGCGAATTGCGCGAACGCGATGCCGACAGCTTTGACCGTATCGCCCAGCTTCTCCGTGCCGGCGATCAGCTTGCCGACCGCTTCGGCGGCGGAATTAAAGAACGTGGCGCCCTGGTTGACGATCGACTGCTCGAAGCCAAGCCGCAGCTTCTTTTGCAGGTCGGTCTGAAACTCCATCTCAACGCGCGCTCGTTGTATCGCCGCGCGAAACTGTTCCCACGCCTCCGGCCCGATCTGTTTAAGCTCGTGCTGTTGGTTGATGACTTTCTCGAACGCGTCGATCTGCTTGGCGATCTCGGGGTTCTGCTCGCGAAATGCTTTCGCTATCGCCTCGTCACCTTCGCGCCGGGTCAGCCTCCCGAGCGCGACCTGTTCATTGAGCGACTTCTCCAGGATGGTTCGCGCGGAGATGAGCGTGTTGATTTTGGCGAAGGCTTCCTGATCGATAGCCTTGGCCGCGTCCTCGCTGCCCGCCTGAAGTTTGGCGTTGCGCGCCCGCGCTTCCTCGATCTTCGGTGTCTGCGGCTGGCGCGCGAGGTCGGCTTCCGCCACGGCCTGGGCCGCCTTGATCCTCGGCCCGAACGCCGCCGTGACCTTTTGCAACTGAGCGAAGGCTTCGTCCAGCGTGATCGCGTTATGTTTCAATTGCTGGGCGATGACCGCGACGCTTTCGTCACGCGCCTTGACGATCGTTTCGGTGATCGCCTTGTTGGCGTCGAGTGTGGCGGTCTCGGTCTCCTTGACCTGGGCGGCCAGAAGTTCCTTGCGCAACGCGGCGGACTGTGTCGGATCGGCGCCCTTTTCCACCGCCTCATCGAGCGCGCGAATGCGTTTCGCGAACCTGTCAGCGACAGCCTGTCGCATCTTGTCCGCGTTGGTCTTGTCGGCGCTGTTGAGTTCCTGACGGGTGCTGTCCAGCAAATCCTGGTTGGAACGATCCTGTTGCTTTTGTTCCTCGTCCCGAACCTTTTCCTGCCGGCGCCTGAACTCGGCGCCAAGCTGCAACCGCAGTTGCGCGTTCTCGAACGTTTCGGCCGATCCCTTGCGGGCGATCCGCATCCGCTCGGCGCGCTCATCGTCCTCGATCTTGGCGATGCGTTCGTCCTGGGCGATGCGTTCCGCGCTGTTGGCGCGGGCCAGCTTCTCGGTCACCCGGTCGCGTTCGAGGATCGCCGCGCGCCGTTGGTTGTCGTTGTTGGCGGCATCCTCTTGCGGGTTGGCACCGGTCAGCGAACCGCCGGGCGGCGTGACGATGCCCGCGCGCTGCTGCAACTCGCGCGCACGACTGACGCGGTTGGCCGCCTCGCGGTCCTGCGCCTCGGGCGTTAGGCCGGGCACCTCGAATTTCCGCGAGATGACATCGGTCTGGGCGGCGAGACCCTTGGCCTGCTTCAACGCGTCATCAACGAATTTGTGCGTGTTCTCCCGTTCCCATTTGACGAAATCAAGCTGGGCGTCGAGAGACGTTTGTTCCGGCATCAGCCCGTTGTTGCGGGCCTTGAACTCATCCAGCCGCGCGCCGCGCCATTGGAACGCGCCGCGCGCACCCTGGCCGCCGCCCGCCATGTTCGTCGCTTTGAAGTTGCCGCCGCTCTCCACGATCGCGTTGGCGGCGAACGCCATGGCGGTGACGATGTCGTCGCCACGCTTCACCATACCCTCGGTGATGCGTTTGAAATTCTCGACTTCTTCCGCGCTGCTGACCTTGCCCGGTCCCGCGTCTCGTACGGCGCCGGGGGCACCACCAGAGACGCCGCCGGCCTCCAACTTGTCACGCTCGTAACGAGCGTCCTCCAGCTTTTTACGCAGCGCCTCGGCCTGGGCGATCAGTTCGACCAGGAACTTCGCGTCGGCTGGTGACTTCGCGGAACCAAACGCGTCGATCTTGCGCTCGATCTCCTGGAACTGCCGGTCCAGGTCCATCGCCAGTTTGCGCGCGTCGTTGAGCTTCTTGAACGATTGATCGATTTCGGTGGACGAAGTCGCCTTGCCGCCCGCGATGGCGCCAAGGATGTTGCCGAGTTCTTTCCACTCCTTGGTCTGGACGGCTTTGACGATGCGTTCGATCGTATTGAGCAGCCGCGCGAGGCTCTTGATCATTTCCTCGATGTCTTTGAGGACGCGCAACGTGCTGTCTTCGCTGGCCAGTTCTTCGAGTAGGCTGTGCCACGCTTTTTTGATCTCATCGATCGCCAGCGTGAACGGCGAGGCTGACCGCGCGGCTTCTTCCGCCCGGCGACCGATCGCCTCGAACACGGCGGCCTGCGCCGCCCCGGCGTTGCCCGCGAGGAACTGATCGACAACGAACTTGTTCAGCGCCCGGTCCAGCACCTCGTACTCTTTGGCGAGTTCCTGAAGTTGCTCCAGCCCCAGCGTCGGCAGGCTGGCCAGTGATTTGGCGA